GAACTGGTCGCGGTATGCGGTGGCGTCGGTCAGCGTCTCGCAGCCGTGGGCGTAGGCGTAGCCGAAGGCGCGCAGCGCCTGCAGCACCGGCACCATGGCGGTGACGACTTCGAGGGTATCGAGCCCCGGGCAGCCGATGATGCGCGGGGTGACGCCGAGCTTTTGCTTGGCGGTCATCAGCGCCTGCAGGCCGGTGCGCTGGCCGGTGTCGAGGGTGGTGCCGATGACGTTCGCGCTGGTGTCGGTCTCGTCTTCGCCCTCGGCGACGCGTACCACGACGATGATCGGGCGCGCCTGGTTGCCGATCGCGGTCAGCGCGTCTTTCAGCGTGCCGGTGGTGCCGGCCTGGCCGATGGCGGTGGCCACGTTGGTGACCAGCGCGGGCTGATTGAGCGGGAATGCCGCCGCATCGGCATCGGACGCGGTGGCCACGATGCCGATGACGGCGGTGGAGATGGTGCGAATCGTGCGGGTGCCGTCGTTGACTTCCGAGACGCGCACGCCGTGGTGGTATTGGTCGAGTGCCATGGGAATTCCTGATCAGGGAAACGGGGTGTTTTAGGCAGTTCAGGGGGCCATGGTGTGGGGCGGGTGAGGGCGGGGCGAGCGCTGGCCGTTGTAGAACGCGGCTTTAGGACAATCACCGGCGCCACGCACGAAAAAGCCCGCCGGCGGCGGGCTTGGGGTGGCTCTCGGCGGCCGGGTCAACTCGGCAGCGGCAGCAGCCAGAGCCCAGCGAGCAGCAGCAGGCAGACGCCCAGGGGCGTGAGCCAGTCGAGCAGCGAGTCGCGGGACCAGCCGCGGGCGAATCCTTCCCACCAGCGCACCGGCAGGGTCTGGCCCCAGCGCCAGCCGCGGGCCAGGCCGAGCTTGTATTCGTGCTGCGTGCACTCCCGCGCGAGGAACCAGGTCACCGCGACGGCGAAGGCGATCAGCGGGGCGCCGGGCACCGCGAGCAGCACCAGCGGCAGGAAGACGGCGAGCATCAGGCCGGCGGCGATGCCGGCGTGCTCCCAGTTCGTGCGGTTCATGCCAGTACCTCGGGTTTTGCCGGCCACTCGACAGCGTCGGGGTCGCCAGCGGTCTCGGGGATGTCGCGCAGCGCCTGGCGGTAGGCTTTCACTTCGGCGAGCTGGTCGTCGGTCAGCGGATAGTCGGGCATGACTGCGTAGTCGCAAGCGCGCAGCAGGGCGTCGCGGCGGGTGCGGATATCGGTCCATTGTTGCCGCTTTGATGCAGCCTGAACCACCGACTTTGGTATTCCCATTTCCGTAGCTTCGACGGCCGAAATCCTGAGATAGGTCCTGCCGTTGTACTCGATTTTATCGATCATGTGGCTCTCTCTTACAGCGTGTTGGTGAGTCGTGAGTTGGTATCAGCTTCATAGTCGACCAAGTCGTTGATCGAATATCCCGACGGCAGAGATAGCGCGCCTACTTCTAAACGAATGGTGCCAGCGGGTGTGGTAGGACAGTTGACCAATTTCGACTTGCCGTTTGCGTTGCTACCGATTTCGACAATGACATTGCGGACGGAAAGATCTCGTTGGCAGTAGCCAACCGACACCATCGCTAAGCGCGAGTCGATTAGCCTAACGACACTGTCGTAAATGAACACGGCCACATTTCCCGGGGTATAACGTAGAAAGGCGCTTGAGTCGTTCATTTTCAAGCCGTTGGCGTCGCATGTGATATCGACCCCGGACAACGACACGGAACCATTCCTCAATCCGACGTAATATCCCTGTCCAGCTTGGGAGTCGTTGGCGACGTTCTCCGCCACCCAGAGCAGCACGGGTTTATTCACGCCGCTGGTGTTGTTCCAGCGAACGAAGCGGATGTTACCGCTGTTGATGTTCATTCCCGATCCATCAACGCGGTGTGTCTGGCCTTCTTTTACTGCGATCTGAATAAATGAGCCGTTGACAATGATGTCATTCAGCCCGGCGATAGTTTTACGGGGTGAGCTGACCGTGCCGTCATTTTCGTCGTTACCATCAGTGGCATCGACGTAAATGCTCTGAATGGATAGCTCTCGGATTCGATTGGGCACACTCGCCGTCGCGGCATCCACTTTGGCATCGATCTCTTTCATCTTGCCGCTGACGGTCGTGAACAGCTCGCGACCGATCGTGACGACGTTCTTCATTTCATCCATCAGGCTCATGGGGTCAGGCTCCTGTCGTGCTATTGATCTGGGTGATGCCGTCGCGGAAGGCGTCGGCGAGGTCGGCGAAGCCGCCGGCCAGCGTCTGCTCGAGCGCGTCGACGCGGCTCTTGGTCGCTTTCTCGCCGAGCTGCTGCTGCACCGTGGTCGCGAAGTTGGGGTTATTGCCCAGGGCGTCGGCGAGTTCCTTGAGCGTGTCCAGCGCCTCGGGCGCCGAGCCGATCAGCGCCTGAATGCGGGCGTCGACCTGCTCGGATGTCAGGGTGTCGGCGGCGTTGGCCTTGTCGGCCAGGGCGGGCACGGTGAGCGTCAGCGTGACGTCGCCGGAGCCATCGAAGCTCACCGAGCCCTGGCCGTCGCCGCCCAGGCTGATCGCGCGCGGCGTGGTCAGGCGGCCGGCGCGAGACGCCCCGGCGCCGAGGGTGTTCTCGCCGTTGCTGAGATAGTCCCGCGTGTAGATCTCGCCGCGGTCTGGCTTGTTGCGCAGCTTGCCGTCGATCGCGCCCAGGGCGTTGCTGATCGCGGTGCGCAGGCCCGTCAACTGCTCGCTGATGCTCATGTCATGGCCTCGGTTTTACCGGTGGTGTGGTCGAAGAGATGCGTCAGCTCGTCGACCAGGTCGCTGACGGCTTGGCTGGCTGCCCGGGCTTCCCGCGAGGCGGCGGCGGACTGCGCGACGGCGGCATTCACGCGGGCCAGGTCGGCTGGGGCGAGCGTGCCGGCAGGCCCCTGGCGCCCGGCGCTGATGACTTGGCGCGGCGCCTCGGGCCGCTTGACGGTAACGATCTGGCCGCCGCTCATGCGGACGTCGACGCGGTGGCTCGCATTCATGCGCTGGCTCCCCCTATCTCTTCTTCGATGTCTTCCTCGATCACCCCGTCGAGCAGCCGGGCGACGCCGATCATCAGCGAGTAGACGTCGCGGCCGAGCGTTACGCGCAGCTCGTAACGCGCGCCTCGCCAGTCGAGCGGGTCATGCCCGGCGGTGGCCACCGGCGGGATGCGGATCGCCAGCGTGCCGGTGGCCGGCGCAATCGTGATGCCGTCCCCATCGCGCAGCTCGACCAGGGGCCGCTCGCTGCTGGCGATGACGAATCGAGCCGTTGCGCCGGTGAGATCTACCGGCGCGGTGCGGCCGGCGTCCTCGGTCGACCACTCGACCTCGAAGGCGTAAGTGGTGCCGGCGACGAGGCTGATCAGCGGCGCGCTCATGCCTGCTTCTCGATCTCGAGCAGGCGGAAGTGGAGCTTCAGCGTCTCGGTCATGGTGGCGAGCGTCGCCGCGGCGTTGGCCGCGTACTGCTCGCCCCAGGCGGCGAGCGAGAGGTCGGCACCGGTGCTCTCGACCGTGACCGATTCCGCTGGCAGCGCCTCGAGGCGCAGGTCGAACGCCAGCAGCAGCGGGACGCTGTTGGAGATGTAGGCCAGTGGCCGCGTGTCGGACCACACGGCGAGCATCGCGCCGGAGTCCAGAATGAATCCGACCTCGCGCACCCAGAATTCGGGGCCGTCGCCATCCACCACGCCGGTCACGTGGATCTGCTGGCCGCCGATGCGCTCGCCGTCGGCGATCTCGATACGGCGGCGCTCGTTGCGCAGCCGGGTTTCGTCGGCGCTGGGCGTGCGGCCGTGGTCGCCCAGGGCGATATGGGTGACGCGCGCGGCAACGCCGTCGCCCTGGGCGTTGAATACGGCATTGATGCCGTCGAGGGTGATGACCGGGACGAGGGCGGTGCTCATGCGGTGGGCTCCATGATGTGATACGTGAGCGCGACGGCGCGGCAGGTGGCAGCAGCGAGCAGGCGAGCCGGGTTAAGTGCCGCGCGGTTGGTGGCCTCGGTGCTGAATCGCCCGACGGCGCGAACGTTGGTCGCGGCGCCGGCGGTGAATCCGCCGCGCAGGGTGGGCGTGCGGTAGCCGGCGGCGGCATCCCGGTACGCCGTGCCCCCTGGTGTCATGACCGTGGCGGCACCCAACCTGCCCGGGCCGAAGCGGGCGCCGACGCGAAAGGTGTAGTGACTGCGCACGTTCTTGGCGGCGTCCAGCGTCGCGCGCAGCTCGGCGTAGAGTTCGGGGCCGATCAGCGCCGGGGCGTCCGGTGTCAGGTTCTCGTTGACGTAGAGCAGGGCGTCGAAGGTGCCGCGCGCGAGGTTGGGCTCGACCTCGAACCATTCCTTAATGATCACGTCTACGCCCATCGCAGAGAGCGCGCGGTCGATGGCCGTGCGTGTGCCTTTCATGCGGTGGACGTCGAACGAGGCGGCGATGACGCGGCGCTTGACGCGCTCTGACCACGCGGCCGACCAGTTGTCGACCGAGTAGGCCCAGGCGAGGAACGGCAGCAGGTGCGCGGGGCAGGTCTGCGGATTCCACAGCGTGCGCAGCGGCACCGGCGGGTCGGTGACCAGGGCGTCGGCGGTGCGGCTTTCGAGCGAGGTGCGGTTGGGCGGCAGTAGCTGACTCATGGACGCCTCACTGTCGCGACGCGCGATGCTGTGCAGGCCGGCGCCTGGTGGGGCTGGGCGCGCAGGTCCGCCCAGTCGAGCAATTCCACGGCGACGACGCCCTCGACGGTGAGCGCGGCGTGAATGCCGGAGCGCGTGACCCAGGCGCCGAGGCGGTGGCGCGAGGCGATGTAGGCGTTGAGGCGAGCAATGGCAGATTGCTGGACCACGTCGGCATCCGGGCCGTCGTCGAGCGTGAGGTTTGCGTCGATCTGGTACTCGACGATATCGGCCGGCTGCACGGTAACGCGGTCGGTGAGCGGGCGCCTCTCGTCGATGTGTGCGCGCACGGCGGTGAGCACGTCGGCGCCGGGGATGCCGTCGCCGGTGCGCGAGAGGATCGTGACGACGACGTCGACCGGGTCGGGGCTCTCGACGGCCACATCGAGCACGTCCGGGTGGGCGGCGAGGGCCTGAAACCGGTAGGCGCCGACGGGGCCGGCGACCGACAGCGATTCGAAGGCGAGCTGGATGCGCGAGCGCAGGGCGGTGTCGCTCTCGAAGGTCGGCGCGACCGGCGGCACGGCGTCTGGGTCGCCGGCGTCGATCATCAGTCGCTTGACGCCGAAGTTGGCGCCGAGCTGGTCGAGATCGGCGCCGATGGCGAACGCCAGCATGTTGGCGCGGGCGGCTTCGTTGATGCGCTGGCGCAGCACGATCTCGCGGTAGGCGTTCTCCTGCAGCAGCTTGACCAGGGGCTCTGATTCCAGCTCGAGGCGGGCGGCGATGTCGGCCTGCTCGTCGGCGGGGTAGAGCGCGATCAGCGAGGCTTTGCGCGCGGCCAGCAGCGTCTCGTAGTCGAGCGTTTCAATGGCGTCGGGCGCGGGGAGCTGGGATAGGTCAATAGCGGTGGTCATCGAGTGCTCCCCAGGGCGACGTCTAGCTCGACATCGTCGCCGGTGTCGACGCGGCGGGCGCTGATCGTCAGATCGAGCCGTCCGGGGCGCGTGGTGGAGACGTTGCGCGTGATCTGCTTCACGCGAATGCGCGGCTCCCAGCGCATCAGCGCCACCACGGTGGCCGAGTAGGCACGCAGGGCGGTGGCGCCATCTAGCGGCTGGTCGACCAGCTCGGGCAGCAGCGAGCCGTAGTCGCGGCGCATGACGCGCGAGCCGATCGGCGTGGTGAGAATGTCGGCGACGGATTGGCGGATGTGCTCGACGCCATCCAGCGCCGCGCCGGTGGTGCGGTTCATGCCGGCCATCAGCTCACCCCGTCCGTCTTGTCGCCGCCGCGCTGCACGCCGCCGTGGGTGTGGCTGGCGCTGATGTCGCGTCCGTTGCTGGTCACCGCGCCGGTGAAATGGGTATCGCCACCCATGGTCGCGGTCTGGCCGCTGGGCTGGGTGAAGTTGCCATTGAGCGTGAGATTGCCGTTGATGACGGTGTTGGCGTTGAGCGTGGCGCCGCCCGCGGCGGTGGCGGTCAGCGCCGCGGCGGTGGTGACGCTCACCGCGCCCTGGGCGTCGAGGCTGGCCGATCCGGGCAGGGTGGCGCTGAGATGGCTGGCCGCGTGGTCGTAGGCGAGCACCGCGCCATCGGGCATCTCGACCATGGTGATCTTGGGGACGTGGCTCGGCGCCGGCACGGCGTCCGAGTTGATCGCGGAGAGCACCACGGCGCCGCGCAGCTCGCCGCCGGGGGCCAGCAGCAGTACCTGCTCGCCCAGGGTCGGCGGGTTCCAGGTGCGGGTTTGCCCGGCGCGGGCGGTCAGCCAGGGGAGCCAGTCGGTCAGCAGCTCGCCGCACTGCACGCGGACACGCACCGCGGCGTGGTCGATCTGGGCGACCGTGCCGATGCGGATCAGGTTTTCGAGCAGTCGGGCGAGTTCGGCGGACATGGGGCACCGGTGGCGGTTGGGTGTCGTCTGGCCATCGTCCACAACACGCCGCGCGGCGTCTGCCGGCGCGCGTTGTAGAACGCGGGCTCACATCCCAGAGAGGTAGTCGAGCACGCCGTCGCGCACGCGCTCGCGGTCGGCGTCGGTGAATCCGATCAGCTCGCGCTCGGCGTATTTCACGCGCGGGCCGTTCTCAGCGACGCGGTCGCGTAGCCCGTATTGATGGGTGCGCGCGATGCTGGCCACGCGGCCGAAAAATCCGACCGTGGCGCTGTCTGCGCTGGTGCGCACGCGCAGGTATTTGGCCGTGCGCAACTTCGTAAACATGGCCTGGCGCCGGATGGCGCCCTTTTGATCGCGTGAGCGGCGGGGTGTGTAGCGGCTGCCGTCCGGGTTGCGCTGGGCTTTGATGCGCTCGCGCTGTGAACGGCGCAGGTCGGTGGCGACCAGCCGGGCGAGCCGGCGGCGTTCGTGCGCTTCGAGTCGGGAGAGCAGCGGGGCGAGCCAGTCATCGAGCTGGCTGAGATCGTCAGACGCCATCAGCGCCGGCCCCCGGTCCCGTCCATTCCGCGATGTGCTCATAGTCGCCGCCGGCCTCGGTATCGCGCAGCAGTAGCTGCCAGCGCTCGGCGGGGCATTCCTCGGTGTCGAATCGGGGCATCCGGTGTTCGGCGAGGATCTGGCCGGTGGCACAGTCGCGCTTGGCGACGACGCGCTCGGTGAGCTGGACGCGCAGCACCACGTCGACGGTGCTGTTACTCAGGATCTCCGCTTCGAACGAGACCGCTTGTTCATGGGGCAGGTCTGGCTGATGCACCGAGAGCCAGTCGAGTAGCGGGATCATGATGGCGTCGATGGCGTCGGCGTAGTCGGTCAGCACGAGTTGCGCAGTGTAGCTGTAGCCGTGGCTGAGATTGCCACCTCGCGCGAATTCGACGGAGCCGTCCTCGAAGAACGTCAGCAGGCGGTCGGGGTCGCGCCGCAAGGCGGGTACGGCGTCAATCATGTATTGCCGCAGAGCGTGCAGCTTTCGCATCTATGGTCTCCACCAGTCCGTTATGCCGGGTCGCGCAGGCGTGGTACTGCGCCGCCCAGTCGCGCAGCGTCAGTACGATGGTGGCGCCGGTGCCGTCAGCCAGCGCCGGCAGCGTCTGCGGGCAGCGCGTCAGCAGCGTCTGCTGAATCGGGGGCGCGGCCGGCGGCGGCGTCGTTGAGCAGGCGCACAGCGTCAGGCTCAAGGCAGACGCGGCGGTAAATCGGCTTCTGGATCTCACGAATCACTCCCCGGTCGATGACCCGTTGATTGGCGTCGAGGGTGGCAAGCCGCGCCTCGACCACGCCGGCGATGACGGACTCCCGCGCTAGCGCCTGGCTGGTTGCCGCCTGGGCGGCTTCGAGCGCGGTGAGGCGCTGGGCGTCCTCGAACCAGCCGCGGCTGAGCCAGCCACCGCCGGCGGCGATGGCCAGCACGGCGACCAGGGCGAGGGTGCGCGCCGTCATTCCAGCCCCGCCAGGCACAGCTCGCGTTCCGCCGCGCGGCGCTTGACCAGTCCGGCGAGCTTCCGGCCGCCGGCGTAGACCCATCGTGAGAGCTGATCGCACGCGGCGCGCGTGTCGCCGGCGTTCAGCCGGGCCAGCAGGGTCGAGTCTCGGAATGCCCCGGCGCCGACGTTGAAGATGAACGAGGCCAGCGCCGCCCGGCGGGTCGGCGGCATGGTGGCATTGATCTCGGGGGCGACGTTGCGGTCGATGGCGTCGAATGCCTCGCCCAGGTCGCCAGCGAGCAGCGCCTCGCACTCCTGGGTGGTTCGGGTCTGGTTCAGTTCGACCGTCGGCCCGGTGTGGCCGGTGCAGATCGTCGGGATGCCGACGGGGTCGGGATACGCCTGCAGCTCGGTGCCTTCGTAGTGCTTCACGACGTTGATCGAGAGCGACAGCGCCAGGCCGCACGCGCCGCCGATTCCCGCGCCGCCCATCCACCGCTTCCAGTTCTTCATGAGCGCCCCCGGATGCGGTCCCACCAGTCGCGCAGGTTGCCGAGATACTTGGGCACGATCAGCCCGATCTGCAGCGCGAGATACGCGAGGGTCAGGACCGTGACCCAGTCGGACGGCGTCATGCCGCCGGCGTGTAGCAGCGAGACGAGCGCGGGCGGCGTGGTCTTGATCGCTTCGGTGGTGATGCTGAGTTGCTGGGCCATGGTCGTCCCTGCGTGGGCGATGAGTAGCGTGATCAGCACGATCATGGGATCGGGCGTGCGGTTGTTGTTCCTGCTGTTTCGATGAGTCGGTCGCATGGCATCAGTCCCAGAGCTGGACGGTTGCGGTGCTGGGCGACTGGGTGGCGATGTCCGGCAGCGCGACGACCGTCGCGCTGGGGAGCACCGGGCCGAGGTCAGCGATGCCCGGGTTGGCGTCGAGCACCCTTTCGGTGACGCCGGCGGTCTGGCCGTAGACCCGGTGACAAATGCGGTCGAGCGTGTCGCCCTGGACGCTGCGAATCGTGCGGCTCATATCAGCTCGACGGTCACATTGGGGCGGCCGCAAATCTGGCTCACTGCCCAGCGCGCGTCGCGCCGGTAGGTGTCGGCGGTCTCGTCGTGCAGGTCGCCGCGGTCCCGGGTCGCGGCGGTGGCGTCATAGTCGCGGTAGCGCTCGAGCAACTGCGCGTGGGCCTCGGCGAATACCGCGCGCTGATATAGCGCCGGGTAGATGCCCGCCGGCTGCCAGTCCGGCGCCGGCACCGCGTCGATGACCGGATAGCCGGCCTCGACCTGCTGGGCCTGCCAGGCGCGCAACACGCGGTTGGTCGCGGCGATCGCGGTCAGCAGTACGTTGGCCAGGCGCTGGGGCGTGACCGTGCCGTCGATGCGGTGGGCATCGCGGAAGGCGGCCGGGTCTATGTCGGGGTAAAACGTGGCGTTGGGTATCGGGTCCGCCGGGGTGGCGCTGGCGTTGCCGGCGGCGACGAAGCTGGACATAGCGCACCTCTAAATCTAAATCAGGGGGTGGACGGCGGTTTCGGGAGAGCCTTGGCTTTCCGTTACCACCGTGCCCCCTGGCGTCGGCGGTCGACTCGGTGTCAGCCGGTGGCGTCAGGCGCCTGGCTGGTGCTGGGTTGCGGCTCGGCGGTGGTGGCGCTGTCGGTCTCGGGCTCGGTCGCCGGCGGGGCGTTCTTGAGTTCGCGTTCCAGGCGTTCGATGTCTTTCTTCACGCCGACTCGCTCATTCAGTTCCCGCGCGCGCTGGTATTTGGCGATGGCCTCGGGCAGCTCGCCGCGGGCGCGGTGCCCGTTGCCCAGCGCTTTGTGCAGTTTGGCGCGGATCGGGTCGTGCATGTCCGCGCCCTGGGTGAGGGTGTCGATCTCCCGCAGCGCATCCAACAGCGAATCATCATCGTCTGCCAGGGCGAGCGCCTGGTCGGACGATTCTTCGACGAGAATCGCCGCCGTTGAGCGCTGGAATTCCTCGCCGGGGTCGAGCTTGTGCTTGATCGCGTAGCGGGCGATGTCGAGCGCGCCAGCGATGTCGCCGACGTCGATACGCCACAGCATGACGCGCATGATGACTTCATCCTGCGCACCCTGGCCGGTCTCGAGCACGCCGGCGACGTACTCGGCGTAATTCGGCAGGATCTCGCGCTTGACCTCGATCTTGCGCTCGACGGACTGGATCGATTTCAGCCGGCGATAGTCCTCGAAATACTGCGCCATCTTCAGCTCATACTCGGCGCCCTGCATCGGTGCCTCGCCCGCATCGGCCGCCGCTTGGGCGGCCGATACGCGCTCGAAGTGCTTACGGATCGAGCTGACCATGATCAGGCTCCGGCGGTGGCTTCGTCGGCTGTTTCCTCGGCGTCTTCGAAGGTGATTCCCTCGATCAGACAGCCGAAACCGTAGTCTTCGATAACGTAAGCGTCGTTGCTGGATTCGTAGTTGACGACGCGCTTGCGCTCCGGCTTGTCGATCAGATGGCGACGACGTGAGCCCTCTTGCCAGTAGATCGACAGGTTGTCGGTCGACGTGATGAAGATCGCGTTCTCCGGCATGAACGGCACCTGCATCGCGGTCTGCCCACCCATGCGCTTGGCCGCCATGATCAGGTCAAGGGCGCGCGCTTCCGTGGGCTGCTCCCATTCGTTGATCTTCGGCAGATACTTCTCGGTCATCAGCGAGCGGCCGACGATGGCGACAAGGTCGGTGTTATCGCGGTACCACGGTTCGACCAGTGAACTCACCGCCTCATAGACCAGGGCGTCGATATTCTGGAACTCTTGGCCCTTACCGATCTTCACACCGTTGATCACGCGGGCGGCGGCGTTGTTGCGGTACTGCTGCAGCCAACCGATGTTGACGTCCTCGAGCATCGGGTTAGCTACGCGGTCGGTTTGTTTCGCGGCAGTCTTGCCATTGAAACCGATCATGATCCGGTCGAGTGCCTGCTGACGGATGATGGCGTCGCGCACGCGCGCTTGAAAATCGGGATGCCGCGCCCAGGCGTCGAGCTTGCTCCATTTCAGGAACGTGTCGAACTCCGTCGACAGACATTCGTAGTCGTGTGCCTCGAGACTGGTCGGGTCGATCGGATTGCGATCGCGCACATCCGTATCCGTGCGACCGGCGATGGTGCCGCTGATGCCGAGGCCGAGTTTTTCGGCTTTGAGGTCGCGCACACCGGTCATGTTGATGCGGTTCAGGAAGTCGCTGGATTCCTGAATCTTGGTCTCGAGGGTCTGCTGCACCGACGGTTCGACCTCGAACGTCGAGAATGCGTTCTCCACACCGTTGAGCTGAGCGAGCCGCGCGGCGTAGGCGTTGAGTAGCTTTCGGGTTTCGTTGCGCATGGTCTCTCTCAGCAGTCCGTTTCGATGGAGTCGTTACCGCCGGTGGACTCTTGGCGGCGTTGGTGTCGGGGGGTGGTGTCGAGCTGGGTATAGAGCGCGTCGAACCGGGTTTGCAGATCGTCGTGCGCCGTCTTCAGCTCGCTGAATGCGGCAGCGGTGGGGCGCGCGGCGAGGTCGGCGGCCAGCTCTTGGTGGCGCTGCATGAACATGCCGAGCGTTTCCTCGAGGTCGGTGCGGAATGCGGCGAACCCGGCCTCTGTCTTGGCGTCGTGCTTGGCGAACAGTGAGCGGAATTTCTCAGCCAGCGAGGGGCCTTTCGGGGGCTCTTCGGAGAAATCGAACTCCGTTTCCACGGCGACCGAGAACAGGTTTTCGGGCCGCTGTTTTCGATCTCGCAGCGGTGATTCGTCACCCGCGCCTGCCGCGAATTGGAGCATCGACGTTCCGAGGGATGCGGGGGAGTCGGTGACAGCCAGGCCGACCAGGTACGCCTCGCCGGTATCGGCGAACTCGGGGTCGACTTCCATGCTGGTGTAAACCTTCTGGCGCTTTTCATTCAGCGCCTTCAGCTCGTCGGTCGGATCGATCTCGGCGAGGAGTTGCAGTTTCCCGGCGGCGTTCTTCTCGGCCTTGAGCGCGGTTACGTCCCCGTAGCTTTTGAACGGGCTATCCGGCAATACGCCCTTGATGTGCTCGAGATTGATTCGGCAGCCGTAGATATCGGGATTGAAATTGGCGGCCATTTGTTCGAGCCAGACGGCATCGATCTTGCGGCCGTCGGTGGTGGCGCCTTCGGTGGCGATGCGGTGCCATTTCGGCATGGGGCGGTCTCCGGGGAGCGGGCGGGCTGACTACTGTATGGGCGTCAGGTTCCGCGTCCCGGCGGGGACTCTCAACGAATCCGCGTTGTAGAACGGCTGAGAACAAGTCGCCGCCAGATAATGGCGCTCGGCGCGCCGGTACGCTGGCCGCATGAAAACACCGACGACACCCGCCCACGACTCGCCCGCCGCCATCGACGCTACGCTCGATATCGTCGACGGTAACCGCGTTAGCGCTCGCCACCTCTACTGGATGGGGTGGCGCATCTCGCGTATCGCCGAATTTCTCGATCAGCCCCGCGCCACGATTCAGAGCTGGAAACAGCGCGAGAAATGGGACGATGCCAGCCCGACGCAGCGGGTCGAGGGCGCGCTCGAGGCGCGCATGGTTCAACTGATCACCAAAGACGCCAAGGAAGGGCGGGATTTCAAGGAAATCGACCTGCTCGGCCGACAGATCGAGCGCTTGGCCCGGGTGCATCGGTACGAGGCGGGCGGCAGCGAATCGGACCTCAACCCGAATATCGAGCGGCGCAACGCTGGCGAGAAGCGCAAGCCCAAACGGAACGACGTCGGCGAAGAGGGCGTGATTCAGATCGTCGAGGCGTTCGAAGCCTCGCTATATCTCCACCAGCGACATTGGTACCGGGCCGGTCAGCACGAGCGGATACGCAACGTGCTCAAGTCGCGTCAAATCGGGGCGACCTGGTTTTTCGCGCGCGAGGCCATCGCTAGCGCTGTCGAAACAGGCAAGAACAAGATATTCATGAGCGCGAGTAAGGCTCAGGCGCACATCTTCCGAAACTACATCGTGCAGTTCGTGAAAGAGACTACCGGCGTCGAGCTGAAGGGCGACCCCATCGTCTTGGCCAACGGCGCCGAGCTGCATTTTCTCGGCACCAATGCCAAGACGGCCCAGGGCTACCACGGCGACACCTACCTCGACGAATATTTCTGGATCAACGGTTTCGAGCAGTTCCGCAAAGTCACGTCCGGCATGGCGATGCAAAAGCGCTGGACTCAGACTTATTTCAGCACCCCGTCATCCGTGGCTCATGAGGCGTATCCGTTCTGGACCGGCGCGCGATTCAACAAGAACCGGGCAAAAGCCAATCGCGTCGAGATCGACGTGAGCCATTCGGCGCTTGCCGGCGGTGCTCGCTGCGCCGATGGGCAGTGGCGCCAGATCGTGACGATCGAGGATGCAGCCGCCCAGGGGTATGACCTCATCGACATCGATCAGCAGCGATTGGAGTACAGCGACGACGAGTTCGCCAATCTGCTGATGTGCGAGTTCGTCGACGACAGCCAGTCGGCGTTCCCGATGATGACCATGCAGCGGTGCATGGTTGATAGCTGGGATCTGTGGCGCGACTGGAAACCGTTTGCGGCGCGGCCCTTCGGCCAGGCGCCGGTGTGGATCGGCTACGACCCGGCGGGCGACGGCGAGGGCAGCGACGGCGCGGGGCTGGTCGTGCTGGCCCCGGCGAAGAACCGCAACGACCGTCACCGCATCCTCGAGCAGCACCGCATCAAAGGCCACGACTACGAGGCCCAGGCCGAGTTCATCAAAACGGTCGCCAGCCGCTACAACGTCCAGCACATCGGCATCGACACCAACGGCATGGGCGAGGCGGTCGCGCAGCTCGTCGCGCGCTGGTTCCCGCGCGTCACCCGTCACCGCTACACCCCCGACAGCAAAGCCGCCTTGGTTCGCCAGGCGCAGCACATCATCAGTCACGGCCGGCTCGAGTTCGACGCCCGCGACGTGATCGTCGCGCAATCTTTCTCGGCGATCCGGCGCGAGCTGACGGCCAGCGGTCGCCAGTTCACCTACTCCGGTGGCCGTAACGCCACCACCGGCCACGCAGACCTTGCGTGGGCCACGATGCATGCCCTCAGCAATGAGCCGATCGACGTTCTTGCCGCTGGCGAGCGCGGCGGCTCGATCATGGAGATCTACGGATGACAGCGACAGCGGACAAGCCCCGCCTCCGATTGCCGGCGACGCTATCTGCGCCGTCCCCGGCCCCAGCCCGCGCGGAGTCGTTCACCTTCGGCGACCCGGTGCCGGTCATCGATATGCAGGATTTTCTGTACACCGGCTGCTGGATGTTCGGCTCGCGCTGGTATGAGCCGCCGGTCGACTTGCCCGCGCTGGCACGGACCTATCGAGCGACGGCACACCATGGCAGCAGCTTGCAGGTAAAGCGCAATATTTTGTCGCGGTCGTTCATCCCTCACCCGTTGCTGAGCCGGCAGGCGTTCCGCTCGCTGGTGACCGATTACCTGGTTTTTGGCAACGCCTACCCCGAGCAGGTGTTCGGGCGTCTGGGCCGGCTGCTGGAACTCCGTCCGGCGCAGGCGCGGTACGTTCGGCGGGGCATCGAACCCGGGCAGTATTGGTGGACGTGCGACTGGCGCCAGCCGGTGGAATTCGAGCGCGACTCGATCATCCACCTTATGGAGCCTGACATTAATCAGGAACTCTACGGGGTGCCTGACTACCTGGGTGCGATGCAGTCGATTCTGCTCAATGAAAACGCCACCCTTTTTCGCCGCAAGTATTACCTCAATGGTAGCCACGCGGGGTTCATCCTCAACGTCACCGACGAGGCGATGAATCAGGAAGACATCGATGGGATGCGCGAGGCGCTGAAGTCGTCGAAGGGCCCGGGCAATTTCCGCAACCTGTTTCTGTATACACCGGGTGGCAAGAAGGACGGGGTGCAGCTGATCCCGATCAGCGAGGTAGCGGCCAAGGACGATTTCGCCGGGATCAAGAACGTGACACGCGACGACACGCTGGCCGGGCACCGTGTACCGCCACAGCTCATGGGCGTGATGCCGAGCAACGTTGGTGGGTTCGGCGACGTCGAGAAAGCGGCGCGGGTGTTCGTCACCAACGAGCTGGAACCACTGCAGGCCGTGTTCCTCGGGATCAACGACATCCTGGGGCAAGAGGTGGTGAAGTTCCGGCCGTATGAGCTTGGCTCCGCGGCGCAGGAATCACCGCCGCTTGTCTGACGCCGTGCCGATCGAGCCGCCCACTTGGGCGGCTTTTTTACGCGCATGCCGTGTATCGCTGTTGATACGCATTAGCTTTAGCATCCGCATTTGTCGACGCTACGCACCCAACGCGCTCGCCTACGCCTCGCCGTCGCTCGACGGTCACCGGGTCGCGCTCATCCCGCGCACGCCTCACGCGCCGCCGCTGGCCCCCTGCCGCCCCCCTTTCTCCCCCTCGGCGCGCCGTCGACTCCCCGCCCCGCCTGCGCGCTAAATGGGTCGGTTTTATTGCAGTGTTGCAGGCGGCCCCAGGCCGCGCTACTGCTGGGCTGCGCGGCGGTTATAAGGGGTGGTTTTTTGATGCGATTTGATGCGTTTTGAACGAGCACCGGCGGCGGCGTGGGGATGTGGGCGTGCGCTTCACGCTTTCGGCGGCGCTGCCCGCCGTTCCTTGGTGCATTTTTGGTACAGTCGGTGTGCCAAAATGTGACCCTCCGCGACTCGTCAGGTTATCTCTCAGGCCCCGGTTTTACTGGCCCGCATCGCTGTAGCCCACGTGTGGCGCGGGTGCCTGCTTGCATTCGTAATGCGTAGGTCGGTGGTTCGAATCCACTCACCGGCACCAACAAGGCCCGTGAAAACAGGGGCCTAGGCATTGAGAAAAGTCACCTTCGGGTGGCTTTTTTCGTTTGGTGTCAACCCAGTGTCAACGCCTGTACTGGGTTGAGTCTCAATGCGTCGTCGAGGTGGTCCGGGGCGAAATGGGCGTAGCGCTGTCGCGTCGCGCCGAATTTGGCACCACCTTGTGGACTATTTGGCATCTAACGAAGATCTCGGATAGCGCCCGCGTTCTCGTCTTGAGTATTTGCGCTCGAGACTTGCCCAATCTCTCCACCCATTCAACGGAAGTCGTGGTGCGCTTCAAGCAGCCCCCGGGCGCGTTGTTCGATGATGGGGGGAGAAGACGGACATGGAGAAATGGCGCATGATGAACGTCTGATCGGCGACGCCATGGCCGGTGACCGCCAGCTATTCGCCCGTCAGTATGCCGCCGAACTCGCGTGGAAGATCGTCGAGCCGATCCTGGACGATACGTCTGCGCCACCGCAGTACAAGCCCGGCACCTGA